CCTCAGCTGATGGGTAGAAAAACTGCGGTGGACGGTTCGCCGCTTATTTATCCTGGTGATGTGCTGATTATTCCTGCAGAAGAAAAGCCGACTGAAAAAGTGGGAAAAGTTTTACCGGAAAGTACGGTTCCTGTAGTTCTGGATGACGGAGCAGAGCAGGATATTACTATTCTGATTGACGGAAAGGCTTTTACCGGTTTTTCAGGTTATACAATTTCTATGTCTCTTGACAGCTTCGATGCTTTCAGTTTTACAGCTCCGTTTGATGATACTGTGAAAGAATACAGAAAAGCATTTAAGCCGTTTGCTTATCGTCAGTGTTCTGTGTACTACGATAAAAAACTGCTTTTTAACGGTACTTTGCTTACTCCGAATCCGGAAGTAGATCCGGACAAAAAAACTGTTACTTTGCAGGGTTATCCATCTTGCGGCTGTGTGAATGAAGTTTGTTTACCAGAGACGAAATATCCTCCGGAATATAACGGAATGAATTTGAGTGACATTGCGAAGGATGCCTGTGGTCCGTTTGGTTTTGGTATTGTGATTGACGGTGATGAGGGTGCTGCGTTTGAGAAAGTAGAATACTCTCCGGGTGATACACTTTTTAATTTTTTGAAAAAACTTGCTGAACAGCGCGGCTTGATTATTACTAATAAGCCTAATGGTGATTTATTGTTCTGGCAGCCTAAAAAAGAAAAGGTGTGCGCGACTATTAAAGAGGGTGAAGAGCCGTTTTTGAGCTGTAAGCCGTCTTTTGATAGTCAGAAGTTTTTTAGTCATATTACGGGATTTTCTAAGGTTGAAAATGAGGAAGATGCCGGACATTACACTTACGAAAATAAACTTTTAACTAAGGCTGGAGTTTTACGGCCTTATACGTTTGTTGCTGATGATGCTACGAGTACGGACCTGCAGAATGCTGTTGAAGCTAAGGCTGGCCGTATGTTTGCGAGTGCTGCAAGTTACGAGCTTAAAGTTATTGGTCATAAAACTCCTAAGGGTGAACTTTGGCGGAAAAATATGGCGATTTCGCTTGTGGCTCCTGGAGCAATGGTTTACAAGGAAAGCACTTTTTTAATTGATAATGTGACTATTCAGAGAAGTGACAGCGATGGAAATGTTACTACTTTGAAGCTGGTTTTACCTGGTGCGCGTGACGGCTCATTGCCGGAGGAGTTTCCGTGGGAAGAATAGGCAAGCTGATTAAGACTGAGATTGAAAAGTTTATCGTGGCAACTGTAGAGACACGTTTTAAGTTCAATCAGTCTTGTGATATGTATGCGGCCAGTGGTGAAGATGCGCCGCCGCTTGAAGATGACAGAATTGCGCTTATTTCGATTGACGGAACAGGCAAGATGGCGGCTGTGGGTGTGCTGATGGTTAGTCAGGGTGCGAAGCCTGGAGAGCGAATTTTATATTCGCGCGATGAAGACGGAGCGGTTCAGGCTGTTTTGAAACTGCTTGGAGACGGAAAGATTGAAGCTGTTTCTCCTGGCGGCGTTTCTGTTTCGACGGATGATAACTATGAGCTTAATGTGAAAAAAGATCTGACGGTTAAGGCTGACGGAAACACTAAGTTTCAGGGAAAGCTGGAAATTACCGGTGGAAACATGAAGTGTAAGGGAACAGCTACGCCTAGTGGTACTGGCTGTTTTTGTGCTTTACCGACGTGTCCTGTTACGGGTGCGCCTCATAGTGGTGAAATGGTATTGAATACATAGGTGGTGTGATATGGCGATGAATGGGGATACTTTGGGATTGGCGATTGCAGCAGCTGTGCTTGACAGTGGTGCCAGTGCAGAGGGAAGAACTCAATGCGAGGAGTTTTGGAAAAAGGTTGCAGGCGAAATCGTTTCGCATATCCAGCAGAATGCGGAAGTGCCTGCAGGAATTACAGTTACTACAACTGATACTGTTCCTGGGGTGCATAGTGCGCATACAGGAGCGACTACTGTTCCAGGAAGTGTTTTATGACAGAGTTTGAGGGTGACGTTTTATTTTTGGATAGTAATGATGGCGGTGTGCTGCAGATTGAAGATGGTGTAATTGCCTGTGATAAGACTTTTAAGACTGCAGTTTATCTGTCGTTATTTGGTGGAAATTTTGACGATAACGGTGTGACTGACAGCGGAAAAGCATTCTGGGGAAATCTTGTTGGTGAAGAAAAAACAAAGATGGTGAGTAAGTTCCAGAATACTATCTGCAGTTTGCCGATGACTTCTAAGAACTTAAAACTTGCGGAAGATGCAGCCGTGGGTGATTTACAGTGGCTTATTGATGACGGCGTGGCTGATGAAGTTACTGTAAAGGGGAAAATTAAAGATGTGAAAACTGCAGATTTTGAGATTAATGCTCTTAAATCTGGAGAAAATATTTTAAGTACGACATTTGGAATTGAATGGGAGGCTATGAGTAATGGACTTTAATTTTGAAAATAAAACTATAAATGAGGTTTACGATCTTGCTTTAAATGGTTTTGAAACTGCGTTTAATACGCGGTTCAGACTTTTGCCGAAATCTTTTATTCACGTTACCTGCAAGGTAATTGCTGGACTTTACATTGTACTTTACAAAATGGCTGCATGGATTTTTCTGCAGATTTTCCCTTCTACTGCGAGTTTTGGAACTTTTAAGATTTTAGGAAAAGAGATTAATCCGCTTATTGAACATGGAAATCAGATTGGATGCGGTAAGCCCTACGAGGCTACAACTTTTGCCGGAAAAATTACTGTTAAGGTTTTAGCTGACGGTGTTCTCAATTCGGGAACTCAGTTAAAGAGTTCCCTTAACGGGAAACTTTATCTGGTAAGTACGACTGTGACTATTTTGCTTTCTGACGGTGATGAGCAGCAGGTTGATATTGAATGTACTGAAAGCGGAACTGCAGGGAATCTTTCTGCAGGTGATGAATTAAAGTTTGTGAATCCGATTGGATTTTTAGGTGATACTGCAACTGTTTACAGTGTTGATACTCAGGCGACTGATGGAGAGAGTGTAGATTCTTATCGCCATAGAGTTGTTACAAGATGGAAAACTCAGCCTCAGGGTGGCGCGCTTTCTGATTATCGTGTTTGGGGAAATGAGGTTCCAGGCGTTTATCAGACTTATGTTTATACAGATGATGATTCAGCTGCAGGTGTAATTCTTTATATCTGTGCTGATAAAGAATCAACCGGCTCGCGTGTAGCTGATAATGCACTTTTAAAGGCTGTTGGTGAATCATGTACTTATGATCCGGATACTGGAGAACAGAATAGAAAGCCGCTTACTGCAGTTCTTGATCCGGATTTTGATGAAAGCTATACAAACATTAAGACAATTACAGAAGAAATTTTTGATGTTTATATTATCGGTTATAACGGTGATATTGACAGTATGAAGGATACTGCGAAGACAAATATTGAGAATTATCTTCTGGAGCGTGAGCCATATATCCGCGGTCTTTCGGTTGATAATAATCGTGTAGATGATATTTCGGTTAATAATCTGATTGGTATTGTGAATGAGATTGCTATTGCTAATACTGCAAGTTTTACAGGTGTTGTTTTGAAGCATTCCAGTGAATCTATTGCAGAATATACTCTGGGCCGTGGTGAGCTTGCGAAACTTGGAACACTGTATATTAACGGGGTTGCTGTATGAGCTGGTTGAAGGTAGTTCAATTTTTATATCCGCGTTCTAAGGCTTTCAGAAATATCTGTGATAATTCGTTTAGAAAATTCTGTGACGGTCTTGGATATGTGCCGCAGGATTTTCAGACTTATCTGGAAAAGATTTATGGAGACAGATTTGCAGATACTACACGGGAAATTGCTGCGTGGGAAAAGCAGTTTGGCGTTGTTTTTGCTGAGCAGTATGACACTTGTATGCGCCGAAAACTTTTGTCTTCATTCTGGCAGATTAATAAAGGTGGTCAGGGTAAGGATTATTTACTGCAGATTCTGCAGCTGATTTCTCCGGATTTTCAGATTGTAGAAAATCTTCCTGTGCGTGATCCGCGAGATTCTAATGCTGTATATGCTGCAGTAAACGAAAATAAGAGAATGGTAAACGGTAATAAATACGCCGTGAATGGTTATAAAATTGGTGATTCTGATTTTATTCCTACTGTTTTGAAAAATGACAGTGAATCTTTCTATGAGCTTCCTTCGGTTCCTGATTACTGGCGAAACTGCTTTTTTATCTGTAAATCGGTTATCCGTAACAGATATAAAGCGATTATGTATGTGGAGAAGCTGCAGGTTGAAGCTAAATGGAAAAACTTTTTGGAATATATTGTTCTGAAAATTAAGCCGGCGCATACGACGGCTATCTTGTTTGTTGAATACATTTAAGTCAGGAGGTTAAAGATGATTAAGATAGATTCAACGTATTCAAATTATTTTGATAACACTGATCCGGCTTATCCAGGCGGTAAAGCTATTGACGCTTCTACAGATGAAGGTATTGATGGAACTCCTTATCGCGCTTTATGGATGAACGATATGATTGGTGCGCGTCAGGCTTTGTTTGTTGCTGCTTTCGGCGATATTAACGGAGTTTCCGGAAATCCTGACAGTGTAGATGATTCTGACGTTTTAAAGGCAGTTCTGCAGCTTATTGAAACTAAGTTACTGGGCTGTTTTATTCGTGTTGAAACTGATGAAGCTGAGCCGCTTATTCCGTGGGCTGATTTACATCGCACTTATAATTCTAATGTAACTTATTTGGTTTATGCGGTTATGGCGGATGATACTGGCGATGTATTACCAATCAGGACCAGAGTGGATGCAGATGGATTACATCTGGTAATCAGAGAAATTAAAGATGGTCAGGTTCAGAACATTTCGCGAGCTGTGAAGTGGGGAACTTTTAAATTCGGTGAAAAAAAATGGGGCGAAGCTGTTCCATTCAAAATTAATATAATTATTAAGGAGGCCTAAGATGGTTGGTGTTCCAAAATCCTTTAATACTAAAAAGGATTATGAAAACGCTGTGGAATATGCTTGCGCAACTAACAGCGGTAAGGGTGAGCTTGCAAGAGCTTTGCATGACTTAAAAGACAATACAACGATGCTGGTATTGAAAAAGTCTAGCGAAAATGTTCCTGCAGAAGAGCAGACAGCTGATGATTATGAGGTTGTCGAAAATCCTGCTTGTAAGAAGATCCGGCTCGGTTTTACTGACGCTGAGATTGATGCTTTGCTTAAAAAAATTGAATAGGAGTTTTGAAATATGGCTTTAAAACTTTGGGCTGACGGAACTGATGATGCTTCCGTTGCTACAATTCCTGAAAACGGAAATTTTAAGTGTGTAGGTTCGGCTTACCTGGTAAAAAAGGATCCATTTGCTTACACTGAGAATAAACTTATTCTCAAAGATGGTTTTGCGGTTGATTTGTATGATGGCGTTGCATGGCGTCAGATTACTAACAGAAGCGCAATAGAATTTGATCCAGCTGAGAATCTTGATACTGGCGACACTTTAGGACATGGTAAGGATTACTATGTTTATATCTGTTTATCAGGTTCTACTGTTTCGATTGTAGTTTCTTTGAATTCTACTTATCCGGACGGATTCGATGCTAACAATTCCAGAAAGATTGGCGGCTTCCATGTTGGTCATATCAGAAAAGTTTCTGATGATGGTTTGTGGGTTCCTATTGATTCTGCAGGAAATAAGTTCGGAACTTCCGGAACTAAATGGCAGGATAACGTAACTACAGGTATTATTCCTAATAGCGTTTGGGATTTGAAAAATCGTCCTAGAGTTATTGTTCCTGGTATGGTTAAAATCAATGAAAATCTGTGGGAAGGTATTTATCTTCCTTCTGTTGATGAAGCCATTACATTCATGGCCGGTACTAACGGGCTTTCGGTTGCTGAGGGTAAGCTCAAGATTGCTTATGGAGAACTTCCTGCTACTGGTACTGAGGGCTTGAATCAGTATAACTTTAATGAACTTGCAGCACGTCAGGGATTGCGCCTGCTTTCTTATGATGAATGGATGCAGGGTGCTTTTGGTTCTCCTCAGGGCGAAGACGGCTCAAATAACTACGGATGGACTAAAACAACTAATACAGCACGATGCCGCACTGGTTGTCAGGTTAATACTTCTACAGGTGAGCTGGACGTTGTAAACGGCGTTAAGCCTTATGCAATTTCAGCTAAGAACGTTGTAGACTGTGCTGGTAACGTTTCTGAATGGACTAAAACATTCTCTCTTGATTTCAGCTCTACTAACTGGGCTTGGCAGAATGTTCTTGGTGCTAATCAGGGTCAGGCTTATCTTCCTAACAGCACTGGTTTGCGTGCGCTCTACTGCGGTAGCGACTGGAGTGATGGCGTGTACTGCGGTCCTCGTACGGTGGGTGGCTACAGCTACCCGTGGTACGTGGGCACGCATTTTGGCTCGCGCCTCGCCTGTGATTCGCTGTAAGCGAATCACCTGGTTTCTGAATTTCTGATTCTCTGGTTTGACTAGGCATGAACGAAACAACTGAGGAGAAGAATAAAACTGAGTTCCGGACAGGTAATGTTCAGAACTTGGTTTTATTTAGGAAGTTTGAGGATTTTATAATTTATTTTGAGCCGTTGGT